CTTCTACAGCGAGAACCTGACGCCCGCGCTCGGCTCCGTTACCGCGGCGATGCTGGCGCCGTCGTTCATCCTGCCCTTCGCGCGGCTGGCAAACTACCTCGCTACAGGTTCCGGCGCCGTCTCGCGCACCTTGCAATCGCGGCTCGACGAGGAGGTCTATCTGACAGACTTCGGTGCCGACCGCACCGGCACCGTCTCGATCAACACCGCCTGGACAAACGCCGTGGCGCGGGCCGAAGCCCTGGGCGCTACGCTGGTCGTGCCCTCGGGCACGTTTCGGGCGAACGGCACGCTGACGTTCCCGGCGCAATTCGCCCGCGGCATCCGCCAAGAGGGCGTTATCGTCTCCTACGTCACCGGCGCGGCGGCGCTGGTCATCGGCACCGACAACGCGACGGCGGGGGCTTTCGGGCAAAGCAAGGTCTACAAGGGCCTGAACGTCGAGCGCGCCACCCAATCGACCTGGGCGAGCGAAACCGACATCGGCATCCGGTTCATCAGCCCCGACAACTGCCAAGTCGAGATCACCCGCGCCGAGAAGTTTACGATCGGCGTGCAGTTGTTCGGCGGCCTGCGCGGGTGCGAGGACAGCCGCTACCACCTGGGCCGGCTGATCGACAACAAGATAGGGCTCGATCTGTACTGCAACGTGGCGGCGTCGTGGGTCAACAGCAACACGTTCCACGGCGGACACTTCGCGCTGCAATCCGGTACGAACCCGACGCTGGACCGCTTCGGCGTGCGGTTGTCTTTCGCGGTCGGCGCCTACAACCGCCACAACGCGAACCGCTTCTACGGCCCGAGTTTCGAGTTGCAGCGCCAGGGCACGCCCGGCACCGTCACGGCGATCCCCTTCCTGGTCGAAGCGGACGACGCGCGCGCCCTGCACGCGACCGGCATACGCATCGAGGCGTGCAGCCCCTTTGTCGCGCGGCACCTGGGCGGCGCGCAAGGCGGCGCCGTCGATTGCGTGTATGAAATAGGCTACCTCGGCACCTTCGGCTACGTTGGCGCGGAAATCGACTACGCGGGCGCCACGCGCAAGGCGGGCACGGTCACGGTACTGCACCAGGCCGGCGCGTCACACTACACGCCGCGCCTTGTCGCTGCGGCCGAGGACGTGCGCGGCCTCGCGTTCCGCAACATCGTCTCGGTCGCCGGCGGTATCGGCTTCGAGGGCCTGGCCGTCCTGTCCGGCAACCCGGCCGGCCCGCCTACGACGCTGACAGGCTTCGCCTTCGGGGGGCTGGATTCGATCACGCTGAACAGCGGCAACGTGACCCTGCCCACCAGCCGCGCGCTCGGCTTTGTGGTCGATACCGCATCCTGCCGGGATTTCGTGCTGGCGGTCCAGGGCACAGGTATGCGCCCGATCGTGATGCAGTTCGACGCCTCCGAGAACGTGATCGACGGGGGCGCGTTCCCGGTGACTTTCTCCAATATGTTTACCGTATGGGCCGGCACGCCGTCGTTCTTCAGCGAGGGTAACGCCGATCTGGATGCGCTGGTGGGCGGCATAGAATCGTTCCGCCACCAGCGGATCGCGCTGTCGGCAGGCTGCCGCTTCGCCATCATCGGCGTACGTGGCAGCAGCGGATCGGCGGTCCTGTCGGCCATGCGGCTGTTCTGCTCGCCGCTTCAGGCGCCGCGCGTGCTGCTTGGCGGCGGCGCGCGGGCGTGGGGATCGCGCGAGTTGACCGCGACGCAAGCATGGACCGTGCCCTCTCTGACTGCCGGCGCCACGGCGACCCTGGACGTGACCCTTACGGGCGTCCGCGGCGGCGATTTCGTGCAGGCCGGATTCGCCAAGGACACCGGATTCCAGAACGGCGGGGTGGTGTTCCACGCGGTTCAGGGCGGCACCGGCAGCACGAACCAGGTCCGCGTCACCGCGCACAACGTCAGCGGCGGCGCGATCGATGTCGCTGGCGGCACCGCCTACGTGCGCGCCATGCGACCGCGCCTGTGACGACCCGAGGCAAATACGCCCCCCGTGCCCGCGCGCGCGAAGCCCCGCAGGACGCGGCCGACGACCCGCGCGCCCAGGCGATCGCCGAGGCGCAGCGCGCGCTGTTCGCCGCGAAGCGGGCGCTGAAGGTCAAGCGGGCGCGCGAAAGCCTGAAGGATTTCATCGAACTGATGTGGGCGGACCCGGAGTTTCCCGACGATTCCGACCACAGCCTGTTCGACTGCGAACCGCACCACCGCATCCTGATCGACATGGTGGAGAAGATCGAGCGGCGCGAGATGCTGCGCGCCGGCTGTTCCATGCCGCCGCAGCACGGCAAGTCGCTGATCCTGAGCCGGTTCGGCTTGGCGTGGATCCTGGGGCGCAACCCGGGGTGGCGCGTCCTGTTCGCAACCTACGCCGATACGCTGGCCGAGACGCGCGGCGACGAATTGCGCACCGTGCTGGAAAGCGGCGCTTTCCGCGAGGTGTTCCCCAAGGCGGTGCTTAAGAAGGGCAGCCGCAACAAGACGGAGATGGTTTTCGTCGCGGGCGGCAGCGTCAATCTGGTGGGGCGCGGCTCGGGCACGACCGGCCGACCGGCCGACCTGTTCATCATAGACGACCCCTACAAGGGCGACGAGGAGGCCGGCAGCGCCACGATACGCGAGTCCGTCCGCGCCTGGTACGCGGGCGTCGCGCAAACCCGGTGCCCGGTATGGGCGCCGATCCTGATCGTTCACACCCGCTGGAACGAGGACGACCTGCTGGGCTGGCTGACGGACCCGGAGCACCCGGCGAACCGGGCCAACCCCGAGCGCGCGAAGCGGTGGAAGTATATCAACCTGCCCTCGCCCGTGAGTGACGCGGCGCTGGCTGAGGCGCTGGGGCTGGAGGTCGGATCGGCGCTGTGGCCCAAGCGGTTCCCGCTGCACCACCTGGCCGAGATACGCGAGAACGACGCCCGCCTGTACGCGGCGCTCTACCTGGGCCAGCCGGCGCCGGAGGATGGCGACTTCTTCCGCGCCGAGCACTTCCATCTGTATCAGCCGGGCGACCTGCCGAAGAACCTGCGCATGTACGCGGCGAGCGACCACGCGGTATCCGAGAAGCAGCGCGCGGACTGGACCGTGCTCGGCAGCGTCGGCGTGTGCGAGAAGGGCATCGTGTGGGTGATGCCCGATCTGTTCTGGGAGCAGGCGGCGGCCGACAAGGTTGTGGAGGCGATGCTCAAGCACGAGAAGCGCCACCCGCATCTGTGGTGGCGCGCGGGCCGCGATCACATCACCAAGTCGATCGGGCCGTTCCTGCGCAAGCGGATGCAGGAGACGCAGACCTTCATCAATCTGATCGAGGAACCCGAGACGGGCGACAAGGTGCGCAAGGCGCAAGCGATCCAGGCGCGCATGTCGGGCGGCGGGGTGCGCTTCCCGGCCGGTGCGCCGTGGCTGACGAAGGCACGCGCCGAGATGCTGAAGTTCCCCCACGCCAAGCACGATGATTTCGTGGATTTCATGTCGCTGGTCGGGCGCGGGCTGCGCACGCTGCTGTCGGCGCCGAAGGCCGTAGCGAATGACGATCGGCCGAAGACCGGGACAATCCACTGGATCAAGTGGGCGGCGAAACAGGACAGCGCGGCCGGTGCAGACCGCAACCGCCTGGCGACAATGTGAGGCAAGCATGAGCGATTCGTTTCTCCCGCCCGAACCCGAAGCCGAAGGCGGGCCACTGGTGCCCACATCCGCGACGGTGACGATTCTGCGCCGCGCGCCGGAGCCGCCGCGGGATCGCGCGGCTTTCGTCAAGCATCTGGTCGAGCAGGTGAAGCTGGCGAAGCGGCATTGGGCGCCGGATTTCCAGCGCATCGGCCACGACATGGATTTTGCGGCCGGGCTGCAATACAAGGGCCAGACCGACTACGAAGACCCGCGCTACCGGCTGAACCTGGTGCTGCGCCACATCCGCGTCCGCACGGCGAGCCTGTACGCGAAGAACCCGAAGGCGGTCTACAAGCGCAAGCCGAAGCTGGACTTCGCCGTGTGGGACGAGAAGCCCGAAAGCCTGATGGCGGCGCAGGCCGCGATGCAGCAGGCCCAGGCGTTCGCGGCCAGCGGCGGCATGGCGCAGATGGACCCGATGACGGGCGCCATCCTGCCGCCCCCGCCGCCGCCCGACCCGGCGGCGATGATGCAGGCGCAGGCGCTTCTGGCGGACCATCAGGCCGGTATGCAGCACCGCGCCATGATGGAGCGCGTGGGCCGGACGCTCGAATTGCTGTGGGAGTATTTTATCGACGAGCCCACGCCGAACACCAAGATTCAGATGAAGGCGATGGTGCGCCGCGCCATCACCTGCGGCGTCGGCTACACGAAGCTGCGCTACCAGCGCGCGATGCAGCCGTCGCCGGATAGCGGCGCGGCCATCGCCGACCTGACGGGCCAGATAGCCGCGATCGAGCGGCTGCGGGCGCGCGTGACCGACCCCGCCACCGTGCATGAGTGCGAGGCCGACATGGAGCGGTTGCGCCAGGCGCTCACGGCGCTGCAATCGCAGGAGCAGGTATCGGCGCGCGAGGGGCCGCTGCTGGATTTCCCGCGCGCGACCGCGATCATCCCCGACCCGGCGACGCGCAGCCTGCGGGGCTGGATCGGCACCGGCTGGATCGCCGAGGAGTTCTGCCTGCCGGGCGAGCGCGTGGAAGAAATCTACGGCGTGGACCTGGGCGAGATGGCGGCGCGCGTGTCGCCTGACGGCGATGCGCCGCGCGTCACGATGCGGGACGGCAAGCCGCATATCCGGTTCTGGCAGGTGTACCACCTGGAGACGCGCCGGCTCTACACGGTGGCCGAAGGCTGGCCGGACTATCTGGAGGAGCCGCGCGCGCCCGAGGTCGATCTGGAGCAGTTCTTCCCCTACTACGCGCTGACGCTGAACGAGATCGAGCACGAGAAGCGCATCTTTCCGCCCAGCGATGTTGAATTGCTAAGGAGTCCGCAGGACGAGTTCAACCGCACGAAGGAGTCGCTGCGGCAGCACCGTATCGCCAACCGGCCGCTATACGCGGCATCCGCCGGCGCCTTCGACAAGCAGGATGTCACCAGCCTGGTCGGCTATGCCGCGCACGCGGTGGTGACGTTGAACAACCTGAAGGAAGGCCAGAACGTCGCGGAACTGCTGCAACCCGTGCCCAAGGTGCCGATCGACCCCAACGTGTACGAGGTCGAGAGTCTTTTCCAGGACGTGCAGCGCGCCACCGGCAACCAGGAAGCCAACCTCGGCGGCACCAGCGGCGCCAGCGCGACCGAGGTTTCGGTGGCGGAGGGCTCGCGCATGTCGGCGGTGGGATCCGACACCGATGATATCGACGAGTTGCTGACCGACATCGCGCGCGATTTCGGCAAGACCTGCCTGGCGATGCTGCCGCCCGAGACGGTCAAGACCATCGCCGGGCCGGGCGCCACCTGGCCCGAGTTCTCGCGCGAGGAGATCATGGCCGAGGTCGGCTTGAC